CTAATTTTTGTAGCCGAACAAACTCGTTTGCATGACCACCTAAGTAATATACATCTTAGGGTGCAACACTAGCTCAAAGGATGAGCCGTCTCATACACTCTGAATGGGATGACTCCCTCGCTAGATCGTTGTCACACGACCCCGCAAACATCATTGAAGGCGTTTCACGCACGTTCATCGACGTATTTTACAGATTTACTGATATACTGGTTGACATGTCCCTAACATGTGGAAACCAAATCCTGGACGTTATGAAATACTCTTCAACACGGTATATGATGTACATGATAAAGAATTCTACTAAAATTTTCTTGCACACATTTTACCGTGAACTCAGAAGATCATATAAACTGTTTATATTTACAACACTTTTATATGCTATCTATTCATATCTTTACCATTCAGCTTCCAAAGGAGTAATCAGAAAGGCATTTGGCGATTTCCTGGTTTATGCCAATAAGGCAAATACCAATAGTGGAAATCGGAACATATTCCGAAGATTCCCTTTACAAGCACCCCGAGTACCTAGGGCCCACTCACACGGGGATACAGCAGCGCAGCGATCTGCCGCAATGAATGACATCAAGATTATGTCCACCGCAATGGGGAAAATACCATACTATATTCAACCCAGACCATGTGAAATTACAAATGGTGCACCACATACGAGTGGTGTCTATTGGAGTAAGGACACAACAGTCACCCCACGACAGGACAAAATCAAAGATGATCACATAATCACTATGTGTGATTCTGATTATTATGAAGATATGAACTATCTGTTAAGAAACAACAATAATCAACTACTTTTATACACCTTTTCTCCCACCAAGACAGCCAGTGCTATAACTAGCAATATGTCATGGACAACCTGTGGTACCGAAGTCACGGTCCAAGTATCTGGGGGAGCTGAGTACAAGCACGAGTTATGGGATTATGAGAAAGATATCATTAGATCAGCCGGTTACACCTGCGATTTAGTTGGTAGTTGTGAGTCAATCATTCGGATCGCTACAACAATACCAAAACTAATAACAGGACAACCAGCTGATTTTGCGGATAGAATCACTAAATTAATTCCTCCAATAAATTACAAGATCTGTGATTATTTGGTAGAAACCAGAACCGTGTCGGAGACACATAAAGTAATATATCTAGAACCATTAAACGTGTGGACTGGATTTGCAGCATATCTTGCTTACTTTACAATGGAATCTCCGCTACTTTCAAGAAAGGACTTCAAGTCTGACATTGAAGGATTCAGCACACAAAGAGTGATATCAAGTCAATCAGACCAAGTATCGATAAGCCGTGAGAACGAATTTTCGAGCGTTTTGATTGACACCCCTACACTTGAAGCAATCAAAAGCAAACAACGCAGGGGAAAATCTAGTCTATCAGAACCCACCACGAATGGGTTTCTGGACCGCAACAATCAGACCAATATAACAAGGGCGGAGACTACGATATTAGTTGATTATGTCCATAAATGCCACGAACCAAACACTAAACAATATCTCAAATTGTATAATGTTGATTATGGCGTTAAACACTACACCATGTTTCCGGAACACGCAACTGATGATTTTAAACCATCATTAGTACCGTATATGTTCCCAATCGTGAATGCAGCCTACGCTCCCACAAATAGTTTAAGCAGCTCTGCGGCCGCTATAAATGGCCGTCTTAATAAACAAGTGAAAGAAGTCAAAATGGAACAGTATCACTGGTTCATTATGACAAGTCTCATTGAAAGATTAATACCAACTGAGAGTAAAACAATGGAAGTAAGAGGCAACACAGTGGTGTTCCCTAAAGCTCATACAGCTCACATAGTAGAAGAAGACACCGTGAGAGAGCATCAGAATAGGCCCACTCAGCTAAATATTTTGGACCAAGCAGAGATAGATACATACTCAAAAACTATCATTTCTTTCTTTGTAAAGAAAGAGTCTTATGCCAAAATAGCTGATCCTAGAATAATATCTATAGTAAAACCAGCAACCAAGTTGTTGATGTCTAAATACGCATATGCCGTCGCAGCATTTTTGAAATCAATGCCGTGGTATGTGTTTGGCTTAAAGCCATACCAAATCGCTGAAAGAATATCTGCAATTGCGCAGAGCTCTGAATCGATTGGTTGTTATGACTACTCTAGATTTGATGGGAACAAAACCAATATCGGAAAGACATTCATGTATATTTTCATGAAGAGACTCTTCGCTATTGAATACCACAGTGAGATTGATGAAATGACAAAAGACATGTGCAATAACAAGGGCTTTTCAAGGGATTTTGATGACTATATCAGTTGTGTAATGTATTGCACATTCTGCACACAGGCCTCAGGAACACCCGACACAGCGAATGCTAACTCCCTAGAGGATATTGCCATATTATTTGATTCATATTACACACAAACTGGAAACTTGGATGTAGCTTTTGAAATGATCATGAAGAAAGCACAAGTCGGAGGAGACGATAATACAAATGGAGATTTAACCAGGGCTGCTATAGTCAAGGCAGCTGCCCGATGGGGACACACCGTAACTGGTGAGTCAATACCCAGAGGACAACCAGGTGTTAATTTCCTAGCTAGAATCTATTCTCCCGACGTGTGGTACGGATCTTTGGATTCACACACTGACATTCCACGAGCACTAGCAAAACTACACACCACAACCAACCTATCTAAAGAGATGGAACCAACTGAAAAATTTCAACAAAAACTATCCTCATTGTACATGACTGATAGAAATACTCCTGTAATACGAGACATTCTAACAATATATATATATGTGGGAGGTGAGATTTTAGGAGTTGACCAAATCAAGACGGGAAATGGATTTGGATCACACTGGTCTAAATTTAATGGAGACGTGCAATATCCTAATGCAGTCGATGACTGGGCAGAAATACCCGAAAATTGGCAATTTAAAGAATTACACGAATACTTCGATTACGTTGCGATTAACTTTGACCAAAATCCTAACGGTCTTCCTCAAGATGAACTAACTCAAGAATGCATAGAATTATTATTACGATGTCCTCCCATAGACGCAGAAGTCATGGAAGAGAGCAAGAGAGAAGTCATTGTAGTTGTCGATGGAGATCCACAACTGCTAGAGGGAACAGATGGATGTAACGGTACTGACAATTCAGTAAACAATGTTGTACCACCGAAGTTAACAAAGACAAATCCATTGGAAACCATTTGGGTGAAAACTAGAAACTGGCTAGGCGTGAGAAATGCCATTGATGAGAGAATACCAATCGCAAAGATTTTCAAAAATAGAAAAGGATTTAATCCCACCACTAAGAAACGATTTAATATAAGAAATCCAAAAACAGTGAGTAAAGGATTGATCCTGGACGCACTTGCCATTATCAAGAGTAATGGCTATCTTGACAGATAAACCTGGAGCTCAGCTCCCACCCTCTAAGTGTCCTGAGATAATCATATAGGATTATCCAGAAATCTTAGACATTAAC